TCTTCCATGGCGGCTTGAGTTGCTCCGACGAGGGCTACGCCTAAGCCGGCAACGGCGGCGGCCGCTGGGAGTGCTGCTTTTTTGATTGCAAAGTTGGCTTTTTCGCCGAAGGTTTCTAGTTGCTTGAATTGGGCGATCGCTTTTTTGGCGCCCTTGGGATCGTATTCGCTGATGATTGGGAGGATGACGGCCATGGGTTTACCTTGCGCTTAGATCGCGGCTCAATGCTTCTCCGACGCGGTCAACGATTCGCGCCATTTCTACTTCGAGTTCGCTTTTGTTTGCTTCGTACTGTTTCCACACTACTCGCGAAGGGTCGCCGTACTTGGCTGTTAGTGCGGCGCCCATTTGATTACTTTTGGAAAAGTCAAAGAAAGCGGCTGCGGCGCCAAGCCATTTAACGGCGAAAGTCGAGAGGTTTACTTTGCCGCCAAAAACTTCTTTGGGTGCTTTGGTGTTGATGTATGCCTTGACGGAATGATCGGTCGGCCATGGGAAGACTTGGTATTGGCCGCGAAGATTCCATTGGCGCTGCCATCCTGAGAGCGGATAGTTGAGTGGGATTGCGGATTGGATGTCCGAGACAAGTCCAGCGGTGACGCGTTTGTAGTCTTTAGTGATGTCACGGCGAAGGACTTTGTCGATTTTGTTTAGATCCTTGAGTGCTTGACCAAGGCCGAACACTTCTATCCGTGCTTCAATGCCGCCGGCTGAGTCTCTCATTTGCGTCCTTTTTTGCTTTGGTCATTAAGGACTCTAATGATTGTTTGAAGGTCGCGCGCGTCAAATGAATCCGCATAGAACGTCGGAGCCCATCCCGTCGCGACTACCAGTTCGGCTAATTGCCGGCGGTAGCCGCGTCCGTAGGGTTTGGATCGGTTGCGTCCTCCGCTGCGATCTCGACGTCTGGGTTGTCCTTCAACCATTCGCGCCAAGTTGCTGGAAGTTTCTCGCCCTTAATGACGAGCAACGTGTGTACCCAACACGCAAGATCGGATGCACCTATTCCGCGACCGTCGGACACTCGACGATTCTCTAGGCGTTCCCATTCGGCAATAACGAAGAGGTTCGTTGATAATTGCTCTTTGACTTCTCCGCGCGTGAGGCTGAGTTTGATCTTCATGGTTCTCCTTGTGTCGGGCCGAGGACGGCCGTGATTATGGGTTGGTTGTATCGGCTGAGTACACGCCGCCCATCAGCGTTATATCGATCGACTGCAATTCGCCGAGCGAAGCCGAGATGACTGGCAACGATTCGAGGTAGCAATTTGTCAACGTGAAGCCAGGGTTTGTCGCCGAATCGACTGCCGAAGTTGGCTTGACGATGACGGTTGTTTTTGTGCCGACTAATGGTGCAAGTGTCGCGTAAGTGGCGCTGGTTGCGTATGAAAGAAAAAGAGTCAATGTGCATTCGTTGTCTTCAAGGCCAGCCGTGAAAGTGTTTGCTGTATCGCCGAAAACGGTGTCGTTTAGCGCGGTGACAGTACGAGTCAAAGTGGCGCTTGTGCACCACCCAGTCAATGCGGTGGATCCCAATGTGACTGTTGGATTGGAGAGGATAGTTGAGGTTGCCATGATTGCTCCTTGAGTTGTGGATTTAGTTTGACATAGATTCGGGCGCTAGGTGTGGATTACGCCGTTTGGACTTCGGTTGCGACGGTCAGTTCGTATGCCGGCAGGACGGATCCGCCGATGTCGACGTTTGTGGGGCGGCCTGAGATGATGCCGATGTTGAGCGCGTAGACCTGAGCCAGCATATTGAGGAGGGACTTCTGGGCGTCTAGGTTGCCGGGGCCTAGGGTCACGATCTGAAGTGTGAAGGTTAATTTGGCGATGTTGTAGTTGTAGCCGTCGATGGAGTCAATGTTGACGAAGACGCATGGAGGAACGATGTTGCGCGGATCGTTTACAACTTGTAGAGAAGGGACGGTCTGGAGTTTGGCGACTAGGTCGTCGTAGCCCTCATTGAATAAGTCGGTGTAGGTCGGGACTGGCACTAGGCAACCTGCGGACGGTCGATGCCTAGCAATTGACGGATCATTCCGTTAAGTCCCATAACGGGAGCGGTTCCCATCGACTGGAATGATGCGAAGGAATCCATGGATCCGCGCTGACGGTACAAAGCTCCTCCGTACATGATCGTTCCAAGTTTGACATCCTGCGAAGGGACGGTCGTGAGGGAGTCGACATAGCCGGCTTCCATTCTTCGGCGCCAACAGAATTGCGAAGAACTTGAGGCGCAAATGGTGAGGAATGTGGCGTCGGCTGCTGTGGCGGTTCCGATGCCTAACCAGTCTTCAATGTCTGTGGCCGTGATCCACGAGCAAGTCGGAGTTGACGTCAGAGTTCCAGACGCGGCGGTTCGCTCGACATCGGCGGCCGTTCTTGCGTATAGGACTTGGTTGGCGATTGGTACGTTGACGTCGTAGAGCAAGTCGCCTTCGGAATCTACGCCTTCGTAAAGATATTGCGGAAGGGCGCGGATTGTGTAGGTGCCGTTAAACGTGGCGTCTACGCCTGCAACCGTGATCGACTGGCCGACCTCCAACTCCGTCGGGGTAAGAAGTTGAAGGACGGCGAAGTCGTCTATGAGGTATTTGTTGGTGACGCTGTAAACAGCCATGAGCGGATGCTCCGCTCTCGACTAGGCCTGAGTGATCTTGCGGATCATTCCACCAATTGCGGCGAAGGTTGAGACGTAACCGTGGAAGGACATTGTGCGTCCCAAAGTTGACGGCACTTCAACGCTCATCAAGCCACGAATGGATTCGTAGAACTCAAATGCGTCGCCTTGGCCTTGGCCGACTCGGGTGATGATCATGGTCTTTGCAGCGAAGTTGCTGTCAACTACAAGTTGCAAGCCCATTGGGGTTCCGTTCCAAGATCCTGCGCTTGATGCTCCAAGTGCGTTCTGACCGGTAAGGCCTGCTCCGATGAATGGGAACAGCGGACGCTTGCTGGAGTCAACAAGTTGACCGAGTTGAGCCCACACGTCGACAGAGACGAACATGTGTGTCGGCATCCAGTTACGGTTTGCTGACACGTCGTTTGCTGCGTCGTAAACGGACTTTAACAAGTCTTCTGGAGTTCCGTCCCAGACGCCCGACGAGTTTGCTGCTGCAAGCAAGTTGTCTGCTGCCAAGTTGTCGGAAGCGATCATGTACTCGCCCATCAAGTCATTAAGGATTAGTTGCATCGCTGGACCTGACGTAAAGTCGATGTCCTGAATTGAGAGGGTCACTTGCCCGGCGAGGGTAGTCTTGCTGACCGAATTGGAGGCAATGACCATTGTTGTAGCCGATGCTGCGGTGAGTTCGCTTGACTGTGTAGCGACGCTTGTGTGCGTGGTGATCGTTGGACGAATAAAAGTTTTTGATGCTCCGCCGTCTGGATATGCGCGAGCGCCGAGTGCTTCCACGGTAGGCCTCACGAAGTTTAGATCCTGTACGAGCGGCAAGAGCACGGGGACTGGGAGCAAGCCGGGTGTGTCAGTAGTAAGCACATCGCCTGCTGCCGCTTGTAGTGCTGTGCGCTGTGATGCGCTGTATTCGGCGACTGCTTTGTTCATGTTTTTGAACGTGTCTCCGCCGATGTGATAAGCGGCCATGAAGTCGCCTGCGCTTGGCAACTTAAACTCGCGCTTTGGCTGCGCTGGAATTGCTGCGGTTGGAATGGTTGCTTCGACTACTGGTGTTTCTACTGATTCAGACATTGGGTTCTCCTGTTGAGGTTCTTGTTCTTCATTATTACTTATTTCTTCTTCGGGCTGGTGGATACTGGCCGCGACTTTTGTGATCTGCGCTGCGTCTCCGAATGCGCCTATGGGGACTAATGACAATTCCGTCCAAGAAGCTTCTTCGATGATCATTGTTCCATCGTCCGAATAAGAGAACTTGGTGGGGTTTATACCGACCGAGACTTGGTCAATAGTGCCATCGCTGGCCATAATGAGCGCATCATTTCCGAGAGAAGTGGCGCTGATCTTGGCGGTGAAAAGCATGCCTTCTGGGGTGTCTACTCGCTCGGTGACAACGCCGACGGGTTGGCTGGCGTCGTGGTACATGAAGAGTCGTGGGGCTTTGCCTTCGGTTGGGAGGGCGCCCGGCAAGATGCGAACGGTAGTTCCGTCGGAGACGGTGGCGTCCACGTTGTATGGTGCTGCGATTCCTGAGATGGTTCGGCGTGGTGCGTCGCCTGCGGCGGCGTCAAGCGTAAAGTCTCCTGCAATTAGTTTGATCATCGGTTGGCTAATCCTTCTTGAGTGTTTTCTTGGATGGTTGGTTCGTCGGCTTTGTCGGCCATGTAGTTCTCTTCCAGATAGGACTCTGCGTCAAACTCGACGTAGGTTCCACGTGGGAGAACGCTGTCCATTGAGAGCGCTGCGGCAATTGCTTCTGCGTACATTTTAAGTCCGAAGATATACAAGTCGGCGCGTGCTTGCTGGGATGACTGGTAGGAATAGGATCCGGTTGAGACGCCTACGAGATACGGTGGGACGTTGCAAAGGCGTGCGGCTTCAAGGGCGCTGTAGTTTGCTGATTCAATGAGGAGCATTTTGTCTGGGCTCATCGTTGTCGGTTCGTAAGATAGGAACTCATTAAGAGCGGCCGTTTGATTTGTTGCGCGGGCTGCGTTAAACGATGCGGCAAGATCTGCCAATTCTTGAGCACTTAGCGGTTCGCCGCCAGTTTGTTTAAGTACGCCGGCTGGAATACTGGAAGATGCGTTGCGTGTACGCGCGTCGTTAATTTTCAATGCAGTCTCGACTACTTGCGTTCCAGAATAAATTAGTCCTTGCGTTGGGCTAAGAATCTGCACCAAGTTTGTCGGATCTATCTCGCCGCCTTGAA